CTACCAACTCTGGCGACAGCGTTGGCGTGTTGGTTGGTTGCCAGTACGTGAATTCGAGCAGCCAGACTGTTCAAGCTCAGTACTACCCCGCAGCCGCCTCGACAGCTACCGCGTTGGCTTATGCCTACGTTGTGGATGATCCAAATGCTGTGTTCCAAGTGGCTGCTACCACCGTTGGTTCTACCACCCCTGCCGCATATACCCGTGCTGCAATGGTTGGCAAGAACGTGGCTATGGTTGCTGGCGCTGGTTCCACCAACACTGGTGATTCCGCCTACGGTATTGATGGCTCTTCGGCCACCACCACCGCAACCTTCCCTCTTCGCGTCATCGACGTAATCACTGCCAGCGCTACAGGCCCGCAGTCGAGCAACGCTACAACTTATTATGAGTTTGTGGTGAAGTTCAACTTGCACCAGTACACTGACACCACCGGCGTCTGATAAGGAGCAATAAAAATGGCTATTTCACGCGCACAACTACTTAAAGAACTGCTCCCCGGTCTGAACGCCCTGTTTGGTCTGGAGTATGCCCGTTACGGCGAAGAGCATAAGGAAATCTACGAAACCGAAGCTTCCGAGCGTTCGTTTGAAGAAGAGACCAAACTCTCTGGCTTCAGCGCAGCACCCGTGAAGAACGAGGGTTCGGCAATTGCCTATGACAACGCTCAAGAGGCTTGGACTACCCGCTATAACCACGAAACCATCGCTCTTGGTTTCTCGATCACCGAAGAGGCGATTGAGGACAACCTGTACGACAGCCTGTCTGCTCGCTACACCAAGGGTCTGGCCCGTGCTATGGCTTACACCAAGCAAGTGAAGGCTGCGTCTGTTCTGAACAACGGTTTCTCTACCAACTACCTTGGTGGCGACGGCGTTGCTCTGTTCAGCACTTCTCACCCTCTGGTGTCTGGCGGTACCAACAGCAACACTCCCTCTACCCAAGCTGACCTGAACGAGACTTCCTTGGAAGCCGCCGTGATCCAGATCGCTGCTTGGACAGACGAGCGTGGCCTGTTGATCGCTGCTAAACCCAAGAAGCTGATTGTTCCCCCTAGCCTGATGTTCGTGGCTACCCGCCTGCTCGAAACCGAGCTGCGCGTTGGTACCAACAACAACGACATCAACGCTTTGAAGAACAACGGTTCGATCCCCGAGGGTTACACCGTTAACCACTTCTTGACCGACACAAACGGCTGGTTCCTGACCACCGATGTGCCCAATGGTCTGAAGCACTTCGTTCGTACTCCGCTGCAAAACAGCATGGACGGCGACTTCGATACCGGCAACGTGCGCTACAAAGCACGCGAGCGTTACAGCTTCGGCTGGAGCGATCCGCTTGGTGTCTTCGGTTCTTCCGGTTCTTACTGATCCGGCAGATGAAAAAGGGGGGCCAAAAGCTCCCCTTTTTTACTTTTATTTGTCATTATCTTGGCGTAGTATCAATGAGCAGTGCCGTTACTGCTTTCACTGGAGTTAAAAATGTACAAGGTTGAAATCGAATTTGGCGTATGGGAAGACAACAAAGTCACCATTGAAACTACCAATTTTGAAATTGTTAAAGCCCTTCAAACATTTATTGAGTGGCAAGATTCCGTTGATTGGATTGGTGAATACATTATGATCAACGAAGACGACGAAGACGACGAAGAAGATTTTGAAGACGAAGAAGAAGAATCTGAAGAAAAATGATATAGGGGGCTTGCGCCCCCTTTTCTTTTAGTTTATATTGATAACATCTGGGTGATAACCTGTATCAGACTGCCCCAGCAGACGATGCAACGATGGGTACGGGTACTTTTGCATAAGGACTTTTGTCATGGCACGTTCTACTTTCTCCGGCCCTATTCTTTCGGGTGAAGCCCGTTTTGGCCCCGTACGCGATATTGGCTACACCGAATTGGTGCAAGATTGCACAATTATCCTCACAAACACCACCAATAACACCGCAGGTAACAGCGGCGGTTCCGGTCAGTTTGTTAACGGTAATCTGATTCCCAACACCAACGCAAACGTTTACACCGTTTCGTCCACCACATACCCACCAACCGTAGCCACCATCACAGCTGACTCCGGTTCTAGTGGTTCTGGTACTTTGTACCGTGGTGTTGTTTTCTACATCCCCACAGGTTCTTCCATTCTGGACATCCTGATTGACACCAATGTGGCAATCACAGCTACCGGCGGCACCATCGGTACCGTGACTGGCAAGATTGGTAACGCTTTCAACGACACCACCTACGGCAGCATCACCACTGTTAATGCTTCGGCTGCGCGTAATACCGTCGCACAGACTGGCGCTCAGTTGTTAGCGTGCACTTCAACTACTGCCGATTTCACTAACCCCAACGGTGTGGTTACTCCTGCAACTTTCTCCCAAGTGGTTGTAACCTTCACCATCCCCTACTCGGCTGGTTCGGGCAGTACACTGCCTACACTGACTGCTGGCACATTGACTGCCGCAATCCGTTATACCCAGCTCGACGCAAACATCGGCACCACTACCGCATACCCCTACGGTAACTTTGACTGATTGACCGGGGGCTTCGGCCCCCTCTTTTAAGGAGCAATCAATCATGATGCAAACTGATGTTAGTGCAATCCATTTAAACGAAACAAGTTTTGCCTACGTTGGCAGAACCCGTGTTAAAGGATTGGTGGCTACAACTACCGCTACTGGCGGGGTTATCCATATTTTTGATACAACAACTGCCCCTGTTTCTGCTTCTGTTACTTACGGACAGTCGGGATACACAGTTACTGTGTCAAAGACAGCGCACGGGTTATCCACCGGCGATAGGATTGGTATTACTTTTGCTGTTGGCACTGGTGGTTCTGCGACAAACGGAAACTACATAGTTACCCGTTTGACGGCAGATACATTCTCCATCACAGATATCAACAGCCGAACCATTACCGGTTCGCCCGCCGCTACCTATGTGTCATCTACACCTTTGACACAACCCGGCCCAGTCTGGATTGCCTCTTTTGACATTACCGGCGCAGCAGGTACAACAAATATTGTTATACCCGGCGAAGGTTTTTTGTGCGAACTAGGTATCTACGTTTACATGACTGCAACTGAAGTGCCCAGCACCACATTGTTCTATGGCTGAAACCAAACAAATGGCTCTTGAGGGGAGAAAGCTGTTTATCGGCATCCCCGCTTACGATGGCAAGCTGAATATTCTGACGGCTTTTTCCATCGCTAAGTTGATGCCCGTTGCTTTACAACACGGGGTATCGATCTTCTTGAGCCATATGTCTGGTTGCTCCATCATCACGATGGCGCGTAATGCTTTGGTCAATGAGTTTCTTAAGACCGACGCTACAGATCTTTTGTTTGTAGATGCGGATGTGATTATTGAGCCGGATGATGTTATGCGTCTCTTGGCTCAAAGCGCAGATAAGGACATTGCCGCAGGCATGTACCCCCGTCGGGCGTCAGACAAAAACTTCTTCTTGGAGCTATACCGGGATGAAGAAGGTAATCTGGAGTTTGATGGTGCCATGCTCCGCATCACCCGTGTTGGTACGGGATTCATGCTGATCAAGCGTCATGTCATTGAGAAACTGATTGCCGACCATCCGGAGTGGTCTGTAGAGAATCGTTCTGGTAACGGCACTGTATCCGCAGTGTTTGACTTTGCCGTTAAAGACGGCAAGTACATCGGGGAAGATTACTTGTTCTGTGACCGCGCAGTTGAAGCCGGTTTCAAGTGCTGGGTGGATGTGGAGATCAATCTCCCTCATGTTGGCACAGAAACGTTTAAACGCGACTTCATGGAAGATGTTGTTTTGCCCTTGCTTGAAAATGAGCGCAAAGCACGTTTAAAGGTAGCAAATGGCTAAGTCACCAGCATGGACGCGCAAAGAAGGCAAGAACCCCAACGGCGGACTGAACGCCAAAGGCCGAGCCTCTGCCAAAAAACAGGGTATGAATCTGAAGCCACCGCAACCCGAGGGCGGCTCAAGGCGAGACTCTTTCTGTGCCCGGATGGAGGGCATGAAGAAAAAGCTCACCGGCGAGAAGGCAAAGAAAGACCCGAACTCACGTATTAACAAGAGCCTGCGGGCTTGGAACTGCTGACATGAAACCCGAAACCACTGATGTTATCAAACAAGTTGGTGACGCCGCGTCAGTCATTACGGTTATAGGGACTTTGGCTGAACTTCTTCCGGCTGTTGCCGCTCTTTTCACCATTGTGTGGACAGGTATGCGTATTGCCGAAATGGTGTCAGGCAAAGAATTCTCTGTATTGATTGGCTTTAAAAAGGAGTCCAACGATGCCGAGCGTTAGTCAAAAGCAGCACAATTTGATGGAAATGGTCGCGCACAATCCGGCCAAAGCCAAGCAAATGGGTATTCCTCAGTCTGTAGGCAAGGAATATGTAGAAGCCGATAAAGGCAAGAAGTTTGGATCCGGTCAACAGACCCGCGCAGATCGTCAAGTTATTAACCGGCCCGACACCAATCATGGGAAGACGGCCTTCTTCAAAAAAGGTGGTGTTATGAAAGAAACTATGGGCCCCCGCACAATGTCTATGGACGTTGAAAAAGGTTCTAACAAGCTGACCAAGTTTGGTGAGAGCGCTGTGCAGAAACGTGGCAAGACCAAAGGTAAAAACCTTGGTGACTCTGGCCCGACCGCACCCATCATGTCAGGCATGAAAAAGGGTGGCAAGACCATGAAGTTTGCTGAAGGCGGCATGACTTCTATGGGTAAAGTCACTTCCGGCGGCATCAAAAAGCACGGCGAACATGCTGTACAGACCAAAGGTCACACCAAAGCCAAACAAGTGGTCATGTCCGGCAACAAGGGCATGAAAAAGGGCGGCAAGGTTATTTGCTAAGGATTTGCCATGAAGACAAGACGCTACGATGATGGCGGTCGCACGTTCTCAGCCGAGCAAGAAGCTTGGCTGGGTGGCGCAGATCGTACTGATCCTTACATCTTGGCTAGGATGGAGAAAGCCGTCCCAACCAAAATGGCGCCAGCGACTGCCGCCCGTGAGCGAGTGGCAGCAGCAGCCGAAGAACCCGATTACATTGCAAACATCGGTCGCAATTACGGTGCAGTTGATCCTGCGGATATCCGGGCTAAATTAGATGAGCCTGTGACCCGAACCGCGACAACCGCCAAAGCTCCCGCCAAGCCTAGCAAAGTCACCGATACCGGCGATGAAACTGCGCGTTTGTTAAAACGTGCGCCTAGTTCAAGCGCTTATCCTGATGAAAGCCGTCGTGGTTCTGCCGCAAGCAGCAAGCCAACCGCATCTGCCGCTCCCGCTCGCAAGATGACTCGCGAAGAGTCCATTGAAGCCATCCCCCGCGACAAGAACAAAGTTGTTGGTGGTGAGCGCATTGATAGCTCAGAGTTGGGGCGCAATGTTTCCAACACTTTAAATGCCACCGCAGGTTTGTCCGTCCCCGGCTTTGTGGGCAAGATGACCCAGAAGCAATACAACGCGCTTGCAGCCCTTCGTCGTTCAGAAGAAGGTTTAAACGCAGCAGAAGCTGCTGCTGTACTGCAAGGTTTGCGCGAAAACAAAACACTCAACCCGATGGCTTGGATGGCTGGCCCCAAAGGTATGGCTGAGAACTTTAAGAAGGGTGGAGCCGTTAAGAAGATGGCTAAGGGTGGTATGACATCCATGCCTACCGCTTCCAAACGTGCAGACGGTATTGCCTCCAAGGGCAAGACCAAGTGCAAAATCTACTGAGGTAAATCATGCCTAATATTGATGAAATGAAACAAGAAGCAGCTGACGCCAAGATGCGTGAGAGAGCCAGAAAACAGCACGACAAAGAAATGCCAGAGGCAGATACTACGTTTGGCAAGCTGGGTCGTAAAGCTGCTGGTGCTGCAATGACTGTTCCCGGCGCACTTGTTGGTGGAGCTTTATTAGGGCCACAACCCGGTAGCCCCGGCTATATTGATTCTGCTAAGTTTGGCGCTAAAACTGCGTACCACACTATGGCGGGCAATAAAAAAGAAAACGAAGAAGCCGCCAAAGAATACATGGATGCCGCAAAACGCGCCCAAAGTATTGAAACCAAACGCAACACTGGTGAAAACACCAATGCGGCTGGTGACTCATACAAAAAGGGCGGCATGACTGCATCCTCCCGCGCAGACGGTATTGCCCAGCGTGGCAAGACCCGTGGAACCATCGTGATGTGCGGTGGTGGGATGTACAAAAAATGATGGCCAGCCGTGGGATGGGCGCAATTGCCCCGTCCAAAATGCCATCAGGTGTACGCAAGTCGCGTAGGGATAATACCGACTTCACGGAATATGCTGAAGGCGGGCATGTCAACGCCGCTGGTAACTACACCAAACCAAGCCTGCGTAAGCGGATTGTGGCGCAAGTCAAAGCCGCAGCAACGCAAGGCACGGGTGCAGGACAATGGTCAGCCCGTAAAGCCCAGCTGGTAGCCAAGAAATACAAGGCTGCTGGCGGAGGTTACCGAGATTGAAAGCCCCGCAGCAATCATTAAAAGATTGGGGCGACCAGAAATGGAGAACCAAAAGTGGAAAACCGTCTAGTAAAACAGGTGAGCGATACCTTCCAGAAGCTGCGATCAAAAGTCTCAGCCCTGCTGAGTACGCTGCAACAACGCGTGCAAAACGTGCTGGC